GCCGACACTTCAAACCAGTGGCTGTTAATCGCCATTGCTAGCCATTTGGTGATCTCGGCCCATGTAATTGAGCGAAGTTGCGACTCTGAGTTGGCCGAAATAATGGTCGTCGAGCCTATTCGCGTGGACAACATCCAAATCGTAATCCAACTGACCAGCGCTGACTTGCCGATACCACGGCCCGAACTGATAGCCTCTTGCAATACGTCAAAATCAACCTTGTTGCTATTATACTTAATATGCGCCGCTATATCTAATAGCACCTCGCGTTGCCATTTGCGCGGGCCTGAGAAGTTTTCCAACGGCGTGCCCTTGACGCCCCACGGAAATGCAAACATCACAAACGCTAACGGGTTGTCCTTAAGGGCTGGCGACCACAGCCGCGCCATTAATTCCTGTTCGTCGTCAGCGCTGTATATGGTTGATTGCATTAACGCCCTAAGTTAATCTTAACTTGCCTACCCATGCCAGGCGGTATTTTTTCGCCTGCGTATATGCGCGCGACGCCATACGGGGATGCTTGAAAAAATCCAAGTTCTTCAGCGCCGTATGACTCATCTGGAGGGTTAAAGTCATATGTGTCTTGAACAATTAAGTTGCCGTTTGCATCGCGGGCGTAATTAAATCGACCTAACGTAGTCTGTATATTTCCAAACGGGTCGGCGGCAGATAAAAATCCAGGAGCAATCGACGCAGGGTAGATTTTTTTAGCCCGCATCTCTTTAGCTAGCGTGTTGTAATCCGGATATTGAATGCTGCCTGCGTCGCCGCCTTTAAGGGCAATCAACTGCCGAATAGTTTGTAGTTCTTCAGGCGTAAAATGCGTCTCTGTAATAGGTTCGCGCTTACCCTGCGCAGTCTCAATTAAAGTGCGGGCAGACGTAGGAAATTTTTCTGCGGGTAGTCGCTGCACTACAAAGTCAACTAAACGGTTAACACCGGTAACTTGTGGCGCAAGTTTATTTGTTGGCTGCGGCATACTGCTTTACCTTGTGCTCTAGTTGAGGGCTTGGTTCGTTGGCGATAACGTCAATGACGCGGGACTCGGCTTCTTTAAGCGCTTGCGTGATGCTGATGCGCTGGTCTACATCAATACTGATAGCTTGTTTGGCCACCCAGCCGTGGACGTTTTGCAGAATAGCCAAGGCTGCTTTAGCGTCGCCCTGACGTGCGGCTTCATGCAAATACGTGGACATTTCCATTTCGCCGTCGGCGCGGCCTTTTTGCGCGGCCATTTCCGCAATCGGGTCTAGCTGAATCAGTTGCCTGTATTCAGTCGGCAGCATACCCGCAGCCAAAGCCAACGAATCGTTTTTTAATCCGAGCTTGGCAGCGTTGTATATGCGCTCAAGACGTGCTTCGGTGGCTTCTATCTTGCGCGGGGCAAAAGGCAGGCTTTGGAACATGGCCCGAATATATCAAAAATTTTGCAAAAATAAATTTTGTTTGTGGGCCATACGTTTCTGTGGCCCTTTGCCGTCGGCCCTACCCCCTCCCCCTTCCTGGCCGTGAGTCATTGTGCACTGCTCCCGCATGGTCGCGCGGCCCCTTGTACTTGGTGTGGGTCATTGTGGGTCATGGCTTTTGCATAGCTCACCATGACTCACGCGGGAAAGGTAGCGAACCTTTTTGCATTCGGTTTGTGGGTCATGTGAGTCATTGTGGAGGCACTTTTAAATCGGCGCTGGCCCAAGGCTTGCTGCGCCGGTGCCATAACCTTACGCGATACTTACAACAATTACATATTTTTATAGATAAAGATATTGATAACCCACATTGACACACAAATAGAAAAAAGCCTTGTTGCATATGGCCTTAGCCGTGAGTCATGGAGGCACGTAAACGCCGCACACACTCCGCACACATTGACACACACCATAGGGTTTTCACCTAGTCAAATAATTGTTGACATTTGTAAAAGAATCCCTGACACTAAAAGCCTCAACAACTACTTGGAGTAAACGACAATGAAATCCACACGCGCTGAATACCTTAACTTTTTCACTAAGTGGCTGCACTATCAATTCCCGCGTAATGCGGACATTGTGCGAAATACGCTAATTACGCGCGAAGTGCAAAAGATCGTTGACAGCGACAGCGAAGCCGCATATTGGGGTGATCGTGATTGCTGGACAATGTACGATATTGCAAACAAACAAATTCAAAGCCGCGCCATTGAGGGGGTGACAGCATGCTAACCCTTTATAAATCCACACATTACGCCGCGCATCTAATGCAATCGGGCTTGATTGTCGAATCAACCCGTAAAACCGGCGGCGTAGTGCTGCGCATAGATCACCCTCAATTCGCTGACTATGTGGACGCGCTTAGAACGGCCATCGACACACATGAAGCGGACGCATTGTGTAAGGCTTTGCTTAACTGACAATGCAACTGATAGCCCTTGATCTAGGGCTATCGGGTGACTTGTCACCAATTCAATAAACTTCACTGGAGTAAACCATGCACCAAACTATCAACCGTTCACAATTTCACGATGCATTTCACAAAGCAGGGCGCGGCGGCCAATTTTCTTACGAAGCGCTTGACGCTTTGTTTTCTGCTTTTGAGCAAATGGAAGACGCTACTGGCGTGCCTATAGAGTTAGATGTGATCGCCATTTGCTGCGACTACGTAGAGGACGGCTGGCAAAACATTGCCGAAAATTATTCTATTGATCTGCCCGAAGACGAAGCAGAAGCCCCCGCCGCTGTCCGCGACTATTTGGAGCACCACACTTTCATTGTGAACGAGCCACAAGAAGGCGTTTTTGTTTATCAGGGGTTTTAAATGAAAACATCTACCACTTGGGACATTCTGACAGCCGTTTTAATTGGTGTGGCTCTGGCCATCTTGGCTATGGCTTACTTCGACATTCTTTGGAAATAATATGTTAACACTTACTTACAAAACTACTCGAATCACATGCACTGAGGCCAATGCGGCCAAGTATCGCGCCCTCATTGACGCTGATAAGCCACTTAAATTTAAAAAGCCCGTTGATCGTAAGCATGACTCCATGCGGCGCGATTTTCCGGCTTTTTATGCGGGCATGGAAACAACAGAATATTTAAGCCGTTATGCGAGTTTGAATAACCGCTTATATTTAAGCGCTTGGGATTTTGACTACGCTGAACGGGTCGCGCCCATGCTTGACCCTACTGAGCCGGAAGTGTTAGAGGAGCCGGATTCAGACTGGGCGCCTACGGCCACCAAAAAGAAAATGACGCCGCGAGCCGCGCTGATGGCCATAGTGGCCGCGACAACACTAGAGGAAGCGCAGAGCATAGCAAAGGCCGCGCTATGAATCACAGCGAATCAGAATACATTAACGCGGGTTACAAGTATGAAAGCGCGAAAAGCCTAGATAAGGCCCGCGCAGCCGCCCAGCTTATAAGGGCTATGCTGACCAGCGAAAACCCCCGCGATATTGAGGAAGCGCGGCGCTTATTAGATCAAGGCCGCGCAGAGGCGCGGTTAAAGTGCTAATAGTGGCCGCAATCATTGCGGCCATACTAGCGGTTCTTTTGGGGTTGTAGTTACTTCACCAGCCTGATTTTAGAATCGGGCGCCATTTGAACCGCGTCTCTCAATTCTGACTTACCGCGATTGACCATATCAGGAGCACAGAAAATGTGCTTCTTGGTTGTATGTGCCCGCGATTTTAAGAGGCCCATATCCACCCAGCCCGCCTCACGGAATGCGTGCAGCAGGGCCGCTACGGGTATTTTCATGCCGGAGGGGGCTTGGCCAGTCAAACGGTCGCAGACTGACTGCCAAGGGCCACCCAGCACGCCTGACGTAAATTCGCCAATACGCGCCCTCATCATCTCGACAAGGAACGACTCAGCGCCACTCATGCCAGTTTCGACCATGATGGCCTTGGCCTCGGTCATTGGAGGGGCAGCGCCAGCGTTAAAGGCCGACACATCGCGGGCTATAAGCCAAGCCGCTACGCTTGAAAAACCTCCGGCCTTGTACCATGCCCACATGCGGGCGGCGGCATCGGCCTCCATGCAAAGGGCGTCAGACCACAAAACAAACCAGCGGCGGTCATTGGAGGGAATGGTAATCGCCATACGCTCATTGGAAAACGCGACCACTTGTAAACGGTTGACGGCCTCATACGGTGCCAAGCCCTTACGCTGAATTGACAAAAATTCAGGCGGGGCGGCGATTACGGGTTTAAGACTGTTCTCAAGGGCGCGGCGATCAGACGCCTCCGGCTGGCGCAATTCGTTAATAATCAACACCTCACACTCAAGATGGTAGCCCCACGGGGTCGATAAGTCTTTGTTGTCCAGCTTCTTAACGTTAGCCAAGGACTCGCCACCAACGGCCCAAAAGAACGGCGCCCACATCGTATCTTTGCCTGAACCTGGATGGCCACCATGCAAAACGGCATGATTTATCTTGACGTTAGGGTGTTGCACCTTGAAAGCCATCACGTTTAAAGTGTGTTCACGCTCTACGGCATCGGGAATCATGCGCTCCACATGATCGAGCCACGGTGTAGGGTCAACGCCCTCGGCCACGGGCGGGCGGGCATCGCGCCAACGGTTGCCGTACACCAGACCCTCGCGGGCGCAAAGGATAGTCTCGCCCGGTGCGTAGGTCACGCCGACAAGCGTCTTGGCGCCCTTGGCCTGACGGTTCTCGTCAAAACAAATAGACGCCTCGACCTTACGTTGGTTGTGAATAGACTTGCAAGAAATATGACGGAATAAAGCGTTGAACGTGCTGCGCCCGATCTCGCGGCGGTCGTTCATATCAAAATAGGCGTCGTCGTCTTGAATGTAGGCAAAGCGCTCCCACCAGCCTTCTTTCTCAATGCGGCCCAGCTCCTTACGCTCTACTTCGGCCACCACGGCGGCAGCCGCATCGGGGTACGCCTCGTTAGGGTTCAGTTTAGAAAGCGCAACATCCATCGCTTGTGCAAGCAACTCCTCACGCAAACCAGGCACATGGGCGGGGCCACCATTGGCGGCCACCCAGTCGAGAAACAGACGCGAATCGAATTCGACGCAATGCGAGTGCAGGCAGCAGTATGCGCGGTTAACGGGCATGTATCGGCCCTCAGGGTTGCCGTCGGTATGCTCGGCAGCGTTAGGGCAGATCACGCCAGCCCAGCCCTCGGCGTTAGGCTTACTGAGTAACAGGCCTTGACCGGATAGCCACGCCATCACGTCGTCGGCGCCATCATCGGACAATCGGATAGGGCGCAGGGTGAGGGAGTCAGGCTCGACGGGCGTCACGCCAAGGGCGGTGCAAATGTCGGATAGGGTGTAATCACGCTCGGGGTGAAACTCCACCAAGCGGGCGGCGAAGTTGTCGCGGCCAGGTTTAAGGTTGACGCTACCAGGCAACCGGAAATTGCGGACGGGATTGGTCGCACCAGGGTCGGTGTAGCCCGCCTCGGCAATGGCCGTGATGGCTGCGCTAAATTCGGCCTTGGTCGGCTGCTCGCTGAAAGCGTAGCCCCACTGAAAGGAACCAGGCGACGTTTCCATAATCCATGTCGGGGCCAACGGCGGCGTTTTGGATTTAGTGCCTATGTCGTCGAGCATCATCACAAGCACATACTCGCAATATGCAGCCCCCGCGCTCGGGCGCCCGTCTGTAAAGCGGTCAATGATGAAGCTAGCCGTATTGGCGTAAATGGCCCAGTCGTCTTTGATTCGGGCGGTGGGCAGCATAGCGGGCCAAGTGCATTTGATGGCGCCGTTGGCGTGCAGTTGTATCTCACCGTCTTTTAACTGTGGTTTTTGACGCACAATTAAAGCCGTTTCGCCCTCAGGGGCGAGTTTTGTTATAAAATCCAGAAATTGCATTGTCAGTTCTCCGTTTAAGCCCGCCTGCCAGCGGGCTTTTTTATTTAACTATTGTTACCATCAGCACAAGAAATACACGGCACAACATCCGGCTCCTCCAATGTTGTGTCATACTCGCGCCAAGCAAACCGGCGCCCTAGCCCCTTGACGCTGGTCAACTTAGCGTTGGCCTCCATGTTTAGCGCGCGCTGAAACAATATAGGGTAGTTTTGCTTAAGCGCGGCGATCTCTGGTTTAGTAGATGCTGGGCAGAAAAAGCACGACGACTTGCCAGGCCTTGGTAACCCAGCGCGGTCAATGACCGCAATACATTGCGGGCGTGACCATTCCCATTCGACCAGCGGGTAATGATAACGGTACTTGTCGTCTTCGAGGGGCGCCTTCATCCAGCGCCTAGTTTCGGCAAACTCATAGCCAATATATTTGTCCACTTTACCGCCACTTTTCCAAATTTGTTTGGCCTGCGGCAAATTGTTTAAGTGCTTGTCTTGTGGCGCAATCTTAAATTTTTGCGAACAACTTTTAAAGCCATACGCTAACGACGGCAGCATGTGCGCTTCAACGCAATTCTCTTCCAAAGTGTGCAGCCGCCCATCACGGCGCACTTTTTGGACAACCGTAATTTGAGGGAGCCCATGTTGCGGCAGCCATTTTTGCATTCGTTCAATATGCTCGTAAGTGTGCGGGCGCTCGCCGCCCGTGTCAGCAAACAAAATTAAATCAAATGGTTCAAGACCTTGCTCAACCCATCCACACAGAATTGCGGTGCTGTCTGTGCCACCACCAAAAGCCAAAACTTTCATTTACCGTACCTTGTCATTACCGCCACCTCAGCGTCTAAGGGTAAATCCTTAGCCCACTCAGGCGGCGTACACATCACGCGTTTCAAATGCTCTGCTGCATCCTCGCGGTTTGTCTCCAGCACAATCTCGTCATGCACATGCAGCACCACATCGTCTAGCTGGCGCAGCGCATGGCGCAGCAGATCGTTTGCAGTGGCTTGGGTGATATTCTCACAGGCGAGTCCTTTCCAAAGTCTTGCGCGGGGCCATTCTTTAGCGTCAGCGGCGGGCTTCCAGGCGGCTTTTGCATAGGTCACGCCATCAGCTTCTAGCTTGGCGAACGGGTAACAAAGCACACGCCCAGAGGGTAAAGCATACCAAAGATGCTGGCCATCGAACAGGTACACCACACGCCCTGCGCGGAATTCATGGCCCTTGTTTCGCATGGCGCGGGTGTAGGCTTCTTCTAAAGCCGACCAATAAGGTACAGACCAAGGATTAGCACGACGCCAGCCGTCAACCATGCGCTTGGCGACTGGCTCAGGGAGAGCGATGCCATAAGCGCGGCCCATAGCAGCAAAAGCACCGACGCCTCCAGCAAAACCGCACGCCAACTCTTGGACTTTCCCGATTTGTCTTTGATCTTTAGTGACTTCATCCACTCTGACATTGAACGTGGCTGCGGCATTAACTTTATAAACGTCTTTCCCATTGCGAAATAACTCCAGCTTGTTTTCGCCTCGACCTGAAAGCCAGGGGTTGACTCGGGCTTCGACGGCTGCCCAATCTGCAACGACCAATTGCTTGCCTGTTGCAGGGATAAGCGCGGGTCTGAGCATTCCTTTGAGAACGTCGGTGACTCGTTTGCCGTACTTAGGGACGATGGCGTGCCCTCTGACCATAGCGTTGCGTACGGCTGTGGGTTCTTCAGCGCACTTACGGGTAAAGTTATGGACTTGGGCACCGTAAGAAGATGCGCGGCCTGTTGCTGAACCGCCTGCAAATACAAACGCTCCTCGGACGCGCTCATCTTCTTCATCTGACAAAGCTGCGAGTCGGTTGAATTTTGCGACTGACGATGCCCAAAGATCGTCGGCGCACTGGATAACTTCTCTAACATCCGGCGGTACTCCTTCACAATTTAATAGATTAGCTCGCACTGTTTTGTCGATACTGTACTTTTCACCAGTCCACATCAGTTTCTTGGCTTCGTCGTTCACGCGCTCCAGCACCCACTCGCGCATCTTGGGCGAGCGCACGCTGGTGATGGCGCCCTCGGTCACCTCGGCCACAATCTGCTCGATCTCGACCAGCTCATCACTGGCGAACTTTACAGCGGCCTTACATAATGGCACGTCCACCAACACGCCACGGTCATTGATGCGCTCGTTGACGTGATAGTCGGCCAGCTCGTCCTCCGACAGTGGGCGCAGCGCCTTGCTGATGGAACGCATGGCCCGCACGTCTTGCTCGCAGTAGGCGAACAGCTCGGCCATCAATGCGGCGTCATTCTTGAAAGGCGGCACGCACAGCAGACGGATAAGCTGGGCGCCTCGGTGGTCTTTCTTCATCGACGCGCCAGCAAAGCGGCCCACGTCTTCAAGCGAACCAGGCGCACAGTTGGCGCGGGCTTGTGTTGCGGTGCAGTAGAACTGCTCTAACTTAAAGTTAACCTGCAACACATACCAAAAAATTAAACGCTCAAACGCAGCGTTGTGGGCGTAAATTAAGCCCGTGTGATTGCGGACGCGTTCGGGAAATGGTTGCGATGGTAGCCACGTCGTGACTTCATCATCGTCGAAAGCGTAGGACATGCATAACACCTCAGTGCTCGCGTCTTGCGCGTAGTTGTAAACGCCCGCGACTTTTAGGTCGCAGGCGCTACGGGTTTCAAAGTCAACCCAGAGAATCATCAGACACTACGACGGCGGCGTGCTGGTGCTGCTTCTGCTTCAGGTTCGGACACGGTAGGCTCGCCATCCATAGACACCCACTCGACAACCTCAAACACTGGCGTGTAGATTTTGCCGTAGGACTTATGGGCATAGTGGTCTTTCTTCAGACGCACAATGGCCACCGGTTTACTCTGGTCTTTCTCGACTTGCTCAGCCAAGGCCACAGCCAAAGTCTGGACAGCCTTCTTACCGCCTACGGATGTAGTGGTATAGCGGGCTTCCAAACCTTTGTCTTCGCCACTGATGCACTTAAGCGCCAGTCCGACTTGGGTTTCCCAGCCCTTCTTGGCACCTGGAGGCGCGTCTTCGATCTCAGGCAATGGCTGGCTAACGCTGGCCATCTTCTCAGCCAACACTTCACCGTCACCCCACGCAATGTAGCCGTGGACAAACGAGAAAGGGTTAACGGCCCAAGTCGAGTCGTCTTCCACTTCAGTTTGATCTGCGCCAAACACCCAGTGGCCGGTTTTGTCCATCTTGAGAATGGCAATACCTGCTGGGCCTACGTCGGCTTGAATCGAACGCAAAGCAGTAGAGAGGGTAGAGACTGCGGGCAAGCCCGCTTGGGAGAAAGTAGTTAAGTTCATAATTTACCTTAGTTAAGTTTAGAGATAGCTCCACGTAAGTGAGAACTAAGTTGCAACACTGACGGGCGGGGATCGCTCTCCGGCGCCAATGTTGTGCCCGAAGACACCGACACGACAAGATCGTCGGGCAGTGTCAACTTGCGCTTTTTCAGCAGCTTCTCGGCTTGCGCTGGAGATAGCAGTGCTGATTTGGTTTCGATGAAGTCTTCGCCCAACACCTCGGCGGCTTTGGCTTCATCAATCCATTGTCTTGTCCCACGTTTGGCCACCAGTTTATAGCCTGGCACGCTCACGCCTTCTTCTAGCATCTTAAGCGCCAGCGCACGCAGGTCGGTAATCCAATCTTCTAGCATATCAGCGTTGGCCAAGTACGCACCAATCATAGGCGCGTCGATAGACTGCACCGACACCTTGAGCGCACGATCAACCGCGCCGGTCATCAAAGGGCAGATAGGCTTGGCTGCACACCAGCGGCAGTGGTCGCCCACACGCAACTCGGCGTCGGGCTTTGATGCTTGCTTCACGGCCTGCACCAGCTCAAGCTCAAACTTGGCAATACGCTCCGGCGTAGTCACCCAGCGCTTGACAGCGGGCGGCTGCACAATAACCAGTTCAATCTCATCGGCGCCTTCAAAAGCCCACTGCGCCTCTTTAGTATGCATGGCAGCGGCGGCGTAGAACATCAGTTGCGGGTTTTCTTCAACCTCTACCGCCACGCCGTCACCGAACTTCCAGTCCATCACAACTGCGCGGTTCTTGATGCGGCCAATCACGTCAGCCGAACCGAACACGCCTGGCAGCAGGTCACCAAAGCCGACGCGCGTTTCGACTTCAATGTCCATGATCTTTTCGGGGTCGATCTCATCCAGCGCAGCCAGCGCAGGCCGAACCTTCTCAATGATCAGATCATCCGTCAGCACTTGATCTTGGTACTTCATACCGATCAAGGAGTCCACCGTCTGACCGGTGCTCAGAATCAAGTCCATAGCGTTATGCAACAACGTGCCACGGTCAGCGAATTCGCTGCTGGGCTTTGGGGGCATCTTCTGAACCAAGGCCACAGAGCCTGGGCAGTTGATGACGCGCTTGGCTGTTGAGCCACCGACGATATTACTGTGCTGCATCATCACGCTCCACAGTCACGATCATGGGGATGAAGTTGTAGTCGCCTTTGACCTTGTTGAAGTCTTGGTCGGGCAACAGTTTGTTGACGTAATCCAAGATGATGCGCTCGATCTCGGCGCGGGTGAATTCCACTTTCATTGCACTCTCCTGTAGTTGATTGAGCGATTAGTGTAGCACAAAAAATAAAAGTGTGCTAAACTTTTTGACATGAAAGAATCGGAAGTAGAAAATCACTTCGTTTGGACAATCGAGCGCAT